TTTTAGACCTTCTGATTATTTGCTATTAACTGGCGACCCTGCTATAATAGGTGTGACTTGTAGCATTGTGTCAGAGTATACAAACGGCAAGTTCAACTTATTGAAGTGGGATAAACAAGAAAAAAGATATTATCCGATAGAGATAAGTCTTTATGAAACAGGAGCAATGAAAGATGAACACGATCGACTTTGAGAAAGATCAAGAACAAGTATTAGATAAAACATCTAATATTAATAAACTTGCAGATAAAATAAAAGAGCTGCAAGCCGTAGAAAAAGCCATCGAACTCGATGAGAAACAAATCAAAGATAAGAAAAAACATTTAGAATATTTGTCAGGTGAAATAATACCGACAATGTTATCTGAGATGGGCTTATCTTCCTTAAAACTACAGGATGGATCATCCGTAGAAGTTAAAACAAATTACAGCGCCACTATTACACAAGCAAATAAAGAGTCGGCGTTTAACTGGCTTCGTGAGAATGGCCTGGGCGATATAATCAAAAATGAGATATCCGTATCGTTCGGTCGT